TCTGAATTGCCTAATCATTTCATCCACCATTGGACGCGCTGAATATCCTTGAATACCACCGTCAAACGTTTGAGCTTGCGGTAAATACTGCTGACCGCCAGTTGTCGGCATCCCGAATGCGCCAGCCATCATGTCTGTACCTTGCATCCCAGCCTGCTCCATTGGAGAAAAAGACGCCACCTGTGGGCCATACAAAGGCGTGTAAGTATCTGTCAAAGGCGCAAGGTCTGTTCCCATACCAATGCTCTGCTGCATTGCTGTTTCCGCATAAGACGGAACATATGGTTTTTCTATTTGTCTACTGCTGCCGCCCATTACGTGGCCTCCTTAACAAAATGGGAATGCAATAATTTCCACCCCATTGGCTCTAATACTTTTTTCCATCCTACACGACCCGTAAGGCTTCCACCAGTACATCCTTGATTTACAGCCCACGCATTCATCGCGTCATTCATATCCTTTAATTGCTCTAATTCACCAGCCGCTAAGAAGATGTTTAAAACTTTCTTTCTAGGATATACCACAATTTCTGTTACCATGCACCCTCTTGGTGCAGGCCAAAACTGCATACTGCTTTCCGCAATCGCTTTTACAATATCCTCAAACTCATGCGTACCGTTACAATACTGCAACGCATCCTCTATATATGGCCTGCAACGCGCCAAGTCATCACTCAGAACATAATCGCCAATAACCATTTTTTGAGGCATGTCATTCATCCGTGAAGCCTCACCATAGATATAGTTGCTGACGGCGTAGCTGGCGCGAATGCAGTTGCGGCCACTGCTTCTAAATAACCGCTTGTGCTGTCAGTCGCCCACACGACCTCTATGTAATCTCCTGCAGAAAGTTGCAGTATCGCTGACTTTGTAACGACAAGGGTTGACCCATTTTGGTGCAACGTATTTTCCATTGCAGATTTGGAAACATCTGTGCCATTAATTCTAACCCAAAACCACATCCTAATAGTTGAGGCAGATGTTGAGGCCATTTGCATTGAATATGTCACAGAATATTGACCAGCCTCGTCAACGACCAAACGCGAAGCTGGCGTGCCATTTATTATTCCTTCAGCCAAATCTTCAGTAAACGTCAGCGCATATGCAGTATTTGTTGATGCCGCCGTCTGATCCGTGCTGATAGTGCCATCGTAATGACCATCCTCAAGCACAACCTGACGCCATTCACCGTTTTTACTAACAACAGGATAACCGTATTGCCGATCCCAAAGAATAACGCCATCCTCTGATGCTGAACTGTAGCCCTCTTTTGCATCTAACTGATTAAGCGCCTTACCTAAAAAACGCCTAATGTTTTCTGCCCACGACCTCGCATCACCCACATATGGCGGTATAACTCTCACCTGCGACCACCCTGTTTTCCGTCAACACGCATAATCCCAACACGCCAATCAGCCGTTGCATCACCCTCTACGCGCATTCTAAACTGCCTACCGTTAAAACGAACAGAAGTTGGATTTGAAGGTGTGTAAGGGCCATGACTATATTCAGTGTCGTTTGGGTAATATCTTGTTTTAAAGGTAACAGAGACATCACCCTGTGTTTTTTCATCTGGAATTAAATCAGTAACATGGATAATATTATTGCCAGAACCTAACGCAATTGGCCCTGTTTCAGCAAATGGCGTTTGGCTATCAAAGCTGCGACCACTTTCATGCTCATAGATTGTTCCATCAGAGCCAAGCCACATAGGGGTTGAAAACACACCTAAATCCACACCGGCAGTCCGTGAAAGATTACCCGTAGTCCAAACATTGTCTGTGTAATCATATGCAACATAACGGTCTATTTCTGTTGAGCTACCTGATGGATAAAACCACCAAATCTCACCCCACCGACTATTAACAACCGCAAAAACCTTAGAATGCTGATCCCTATTAATATCAGAGAAAACATAATCAGAAACTTCGCATGGTATTTCCTGAACTTGGCTTCCATTAAAAAGAAAAAATGCACGATTACCCATCCACATTGCACCCGCAGACACAGATGCAACCGCATGTTGACTAACCACACCACATGATTGACCAACTTGCTCAAACCCATATACGAACGGAGGCCCTTGATATGTAGCTGTATGCGCGTCTTGTGTGGTCAAAATTAAAGATTGGTTTTTTGTGCGAACCCCACATAGTATTTCACCAGTAGTCTGCAAAGGAATATCACCGGCCTGATTAGTTGTTGCAGGCGTCCATGTGTTGTTGTCCTCACGGTCTGACCATTGAACCTTTCGCGGATCACCACCAGCGCCAAGAGCAAATACAAATCGTTCTTCTGTAACCATCATGGATTTGCTGCCCGTAGGCGCGTTACTAAGAACCGCTGCTGCTGTTCCAGTGTTGAGTTGCCACTCGTAAATCTTGCCATCCTCATTAGATAACGCCAAGAGATATTCACCCCAATTATCACATGCCCAAGATGTTGCTGGAAGCACAATGCCTGTTTCTGGCCTCTCTGTACCCCATTCAAAAGAACCCCAAGACAAAGACCCAAATCCAGTGAAAACACTTGCATCATCGCGGCCAGTAGTTAAGCCAACTGGCGTGATGTCAAATATAGCACCCTCATCATCCATTATATACAGAGCATCCTTGGAGCCAGTAGCAAGCCACTTGTTGCCGCTATTGTCTGACCAAGAGCATGTACCGCGACATAAATCATTTACATCAGCCGTAATGAATTGACGCCAACCACCAATCGGACGTAATGCACCATCATGCCACCGCACCAAATTTGCATCCCGCCAACGATTAGATGCTTGGTATTCTGTGCCGTTTCTGTAAACGCCAGCAGGTATATTAAGCGGTATAAGTGGCATTTATGACCCCATTGCTGAAAAGTCTAATAGAAGCATTGTTTTGAACGGCTCTGCACCACGCAACCCAAAATTGTTATCTAAAGTTTGTGCAATAGACATCGAAGACGGATTAGATACATTAATTATATTAACGGGATCTTGGGCAGTTGTTGAACCTGAACCGCCTGCTGAAAGATAAATTCTATCGTTTGCAAAGTCAGCAATGATCGGGCATCTATTTTCATAACCACCGTTAATGTGCAAAACTGAAAGCAAAGCCGGTGAAGCAGGGCTAGAATAATCTATTGCCAAAAGATCATCATTTCTTGCGTCAATTGCATACACAACATCGCTTGTTGGATCAGCTATTGCTGAGAAAATACGCCGATCATTTCCATCAGTACCCGTTGTAAAGGTAATAGAACCAACTGATGACGTTGTACCTGCACTGGCAAAACTTGTATAATCGCGGATGTAATACGTTAAATTATCATTATCAGCATAAAACACATACTTATTAGTTGTGTCTACGCAAAGACCAACGCTTTCATACATCTTTGAGCTAGATGCTGTTAATGTCGCTATATTATTATGGTACGATAATGATGTATAATCTGCTGCGGCAGCAACTCCTTCAATTTTGCTGTCATTAATCCCATCTTGTATGCTGTAAAAAAATACACGTTCAGACAAATCAGCAGCGACTTGGAAACCATCACCCCCACCTGCGCTGCTTGGATCAAAGTTGTGCAATTCAGTCACATTTGATCCATCGCTAATATCTATAAAGTAATTTGAATTATTGCTTGTATAAAACGCTATTCCGTTCGCAACATCAATGATGCCATCAGTTGGCTGACCATTAAGGTTAGTTGCGTTCTGCACCGCTCCTTGCGTGTAATCTGAAAACTCTAGCTCATAAAATTCATGGCTATTATCGTTATCACATAAAAACAGTATTTTGCTATTTGCCGTATCCGCAGCCATAGCAACAGGTTCACCGTTGTTACTACTTTCATCCATAGGGTTTGTGTAGAAGATCGGCACATTTTCTACGCTAATATCCGCGACCATCCGCCCATAAACCAAAATTGTAGCGTTTGGATCAAGCTGCTCAATTGACATTAGCTTTTCTGCAATGCTTGTCATTAGAACATATCCCGACCCGCCACGAACCCATACCAATTTACGCCGCCATCGTGCGAATAGAATGTAAATAAAGTTACGCTGCTTGCCGTGGTAATCAATGTTGGTTCCACTCCACGGCTCCATCTAACCGCAGAAGGCCATGTGACTGCAAAAGCACTAGCAGAAGCATCCTGCACTAATTTCAATGTGAAAGCATACGCCGTTCCTGTTGTTGGTGCGTTGGAAAACGTAAATGTTGTTGCTTCTGTCAGCGTATGAGCAAAGTTGTTTGCTGTCGTGCAGTCAATTGTTGTCGCGTTAGAGCTAGACGTTACTGTTGAAAACCCTTCATTTAACATTCCAATTGTTGTGCTACCAGTAGCGGCTGCAAAGGTCACGTTTCCACTTGCATTTGTAGTAACAACTTTAGAGCTTTCAGTAGTGCCAATTGTAGAAATGTTTAAAATGGACTGTTGCAACTCTGCCACATTAGCCGTTGCCCCGCCACCATCACAGTAAATTAAAGCATATTCACCGTCTAAGATAGAAACAGATGTTCCAGAGCCTTGCGTAAAGATAACTGTCTGACCACATCCATTTTTAACAAAATACAACTTTTGTGCATCATTTGGGGCCACTGTGATCGTATTTGTGCCAGAAGGCGTACCTGATAACAGCAGAACGCTATACATTCCCTCAGAAAGTGTACCATCTGTTGTTGTAAGTGTGTGTGTTGTTCCAGATAACGTGATTGATCCCACGCCGCTAATTAGTCGGTCAATGATGTCAAAATTGAGGTTTGTTGTCTCGCCCCATGTGCCAGACTGTTCACCGACACCAATCTTTTCTATGCCGCCGTTTGATGTGTATGTGCTGGACATCTTAAACTCCTAAATCTAAACCTTTATAGCGCAATATTAGCATTTAAACAATGCTATGGCTTTGTCGGGTATGTCACGCTGAAAGGAAACCCGCCTTGGTCTGTAAGGTTTCGCAAATTTGTTCTGTAAGTCTCCCAGAGTAGTTTATCTGCATCTGAAAGAGGGCTGTCAGAAAGAACCGTCCAATCGCTATCCGCAAGAAGTTCATTGCGTGTAGCGCGAACATTTTCTTCGGCTACACTTTGACTAAGGTTATTCACCACCCACCCGCGCGACCAGTTTCCATCCGATCCCTGCACAAAAGAAGCTGCGGTTAGATACTGGGTATCCGCATTATACGCTGGTTTATCTGATATGGTGTACTCATAAACATCATACGCTGCCAAAACATTGCTTGGCATACTTTCTGGAAACGCGGTGTTAGGATTGTCAGACCGCAACTGCGCCAAGGTGTATTCTGTTGCTGTTCCATTGGTTGTTTTAATGTAAGGCATGGCTTTTCCTAACTTCCAAACTCATATTGCACACGGCTCCAATTAGTGGTGCTGCCGCCAACACTATAGTTGATTGTTGAACTAGATGAAACTGACGCATAACTCATTGCAGCCGCAACACCCGCACCCGCACCCTGATTAACGTCTGCAATCAATGTTACTGGGGAAGATGTCGTTAAGTCAAAGTCATGCTCACCCGCCACACAATAAACCACCCCCCCAACAGAAAGATTTACTGTTGCAAATGTTGCGTCACTATCCGCAGATGTGATTGATCTGTTATCATACATGGATGTATTAATGTCACGAAAATGCGAACAGACATAAGCATATCTGTCAGAGGCGGGTTGTGTAAACGTAAAAGTGCCAGACCCAGATGTTGTTGGTTGAAAGGAAAAGAACGCGCATTCTTCTGGGCTATCGTAATCTTCATTCCAACCCGCTGGCGCAGTCACAACAGGCCCGCTAATTTCCCAACCAATCGCAATTATAAAAACATCATACGCATTCCATGTAAAAGATGCAGTTGTAATTGAATTTGTGCCAGAACCGTTCCCGCTGTCATTCGTCACAAGGGTTATAGGCGTATCACTGCCAAGACCACCTGCACCTTGCAGCTTTCGCACAAGCATTATGAACCATCCCCAACCAACGCACCGTATAGCGTTGTTGATACTTTCCACAGCGCTACAACGGTATAACCAGTTGTTGCAAGTGTTGGTGCAGTACCACCATTATTTAACCATGTTGTTGTCGGAAATGTAGTAGTATTTGCAGTTCCATCATCAATCATCAGGGTAATGCTTTCACCGTCTGAAAAACTATCACTGTATGTCGTTGTGCCTGACAATGTGTGCGTTTGGATTGTGCCGTTCGCTGGGTCTAAAGCAGGCGTTGTTCCAGATAGCGCATAAACTTCCTCATCCATAGCACCAGTAAATACCGCATCAGCTATGGTTTTATTGCTAAGATTTTGCGTGTCTGTCGTACCTACCGCATCCCCTGTTGGTGCAGTTTTAGAAGCCCAAGACGTTAAATCAGCATCATATGCTTGAACATCTGAACCAATCGCCAAGCCTAAATTTGTTCGCGCTGTTGATGCATTCGCCAAGTCTGACAAGTTGTTTGCAGCCATCGCAGCGCCTGCCGCAGCTACATTTGTCGCATCTGTCACATCTGCACTAGCCTCAACGCCATCTAATTTAGTGCCATCCGCTGCTACATCACGCCCATCCACAGTGCCAGTAAGTGAAACATTGCCTGTAATATTAACATTGCCAGTGCCAGTAATGTCACTACCGTTGAGGTCTAAGTTACCGCCAAGCTGTGGTGATGTATCTTCTACAACATGCGAAATTCCACTACCTGATACAAACGCACCCTGTTGCCAGCTTGAACCATCCCAAACATATAAATTTGATGTGGTTGTGTTCCAATATATTGCGCCCGTAAGCAAAGGGTTGCCGTCATTATCTAGTGTAGGCGCAGAAGATTTAGCACCTAAGTATCGGTCATCAAAACTATCATATGAAGCTGCCGCATTCGTCGCAGATGTTGCAGCGTTAGTTTCTGATGTCGCTGCATTTGTTGCAGAAGTAGACGCAGAGGACGCAGACGTTGCAGCGTTACTCTCTGATGTGGCTGCGTTAGTTTCGCTTGTTGCTGCATTGGTTGCAGATGTAGACGCTGTTGTCGCGGCTGTAGACGCTGTAGAGGCTGAAGTTGATGCATTTGTTTCACTTGTTGCCGCATTTGTCTCACTTGTCGCAGCAGCAGTCTCTGACGCAGCCGCATCAGTTGCAGATGTCGCTGCTGCCGTTTCAGACGCAGAGGCATTTGTTTCGCTTGTTGCTGCATTAGCCGCAGATGTTGCAGCCTGTTCAGCTAAACTGGTGGTGTTTTCCGCCTCTTCACCAGAAGCTAAACCCGCTTTTTGTTCCCAAACAGTTGTATCCATTATCGTGGCACTCCTATCCTCAATGGGCCAGAAAACTTGCTATCTTCGCTTTCCTTGTTTAGCGCAGCAACCGCCCCAGCATAAAGACTACCCCAAACCTGAATGCGGGGATCATCTACTAAATAAGGCGCTGCGTGTATCAATGAGCCATAAAGATAAACATCAGGAGCATAATCTATGATCCAGTTGCTTGTATCGCTATCGCTCAAGGCAGATGTTCGCGCTAGATACTGCAAAGAAAGCGTGTAGCTGCCATCAGGAGATGGGAAGAACTCAAATTGATCTGCGACTAAACGATAATATTTTGGCTCGCCAGTGGCTGATGACGCCTCTTTTCTACGCTGCATTTCAGCAGTTGAAATTAAAGTTATTTTACGGTCATTGTTTATCGTTAATTCTACAGTTTCAAGATAATCGCTTGGGATATCTTCATACTGCTCATCAAGGGTTGTCTCTGATCGCTTCTCTTGCCGCCAATGGCGAATATCGCGTGTCATACTAGCTTCTGCCATTGAAATAAAATCTGGAATAACCGATGTTAGATCATCCCTGTTCAGCCAGTTGGCTATTGCTGTTTTTAGTTCTGAATATGTTGTTATAGCCATTAGTTTAACAATCCCCTTCTGCGCAAATATTCCTCTATGCGCTCAGCCTGCTTATCAGATACACCAGATTGCGCCAAAAGGCCACCAAGAGGCGATACGTTGGCGGCAGACAGGTTGCTCAGGTGGGCGAACTCAGGGTCAAAACGGGCGAAGCGTGAGCGGAGTGTAGACGGGTCAATCGCGACAACATCATCCGAAATTTCGCTGCCAAGGCCAATGTGGTCTTTGTGCGGGAAGTTTGGCCCTATATCTACGACATCCTTAATCACCAAACCGCTTCTACCTGTGTCTCTTGCGGCTCTAACGGCTTCAGATGTATACGGCCATGCCCGCCAATCTTCTCGCACTTCTGAAATACGCTGAGATGGCTGGCCGCCGCCTCTAATGATAGCGCCTTCTGGAGCGTCTCCCCAATTTCTGCCTCTAAAGTTAGTTTCACCATATCCAGACGTTTTCGCTAAAAGGGGATATACAGATCCTCTGTCGTCATAAATAGACCAGTTTTGCCGATCGTTTATTTTAGGAGCGCCTTCCGTCCTACTTCCCGCATACCTATTTGCGTTATATCTGTCGCTCGTTGTCCAAACGCCCGTATCAAAGTCTTTGCCTTCTGACACATCTGCGTCCATATCCTTTATGCCGCTTGCGCCCCCATGAAAGACGGGGCTACCAACGTCAAACCCAGCGGCCTCAGCCCGCGCCATCCGCGATGCTTCGTCCATCGGCAGCGGCGTATTGGCAAACATATACTGCGGATCTGCTTGCGCCATCATCTCATCGGTCACTTCAGACGCGCGCCCCAGAGCGCGTAGCTCCAGAATGCGCTTGGCCATGTCCTGCGCTTCAGACGCAGCCGTCGTCAGCAAGCCAGCAGACTTAGAGGCGTTGGCGGCAGTGGTGTCGTAATCGCGCAGAAAATCAATCAAATCTTGACCCGTAAGGGAGTATTTAGGGTCAATTGTTTCGCGCGTCACCAACTCATTTCTTTCAATCCCAAATGGGTATCGGCCAACGTTGTCATCGCCAAATTCATATAAATCTGTCGCGTATAACGGCATTTTTTCCCCAGTGAGGTCTGACACTTGCGATCCTTCGTAATCTATACCTTCTTCTGGTATCCTATAAACTGTATCTGCATACTCATCAGCATCAGCAATAGATAGATGGCCATATTTACGAATATCATCAACAGTCACATCGTTTACGTTCTTACCTGCTGCTCTCGCCGTTTTCATCTTTACCCAATCTGGTTGCTCGCTCCACCAAGCAGCCATTGGCATTTCATCAAGAAATCTAGGATCTTCCGTTGCCCCTTCTGCGATTTCCCTTGTCCACGGGCCATATTGCGGCTCAACGCCATATTTGTTTATTTCGTCAAATTGGTCTGCTTGACTTGAATGGAAAATGCCACGCCCAGATTTTGCTAACTTTAAAGCGTCTTCAAGTGTTCCATCTTCTCTTGCAAAAAAAGCGCCCAATGATCCTTTTGGCTTTGCAACAGCGCCGCCTCCCGCCATGGCTAAACCCCCAACGCCAAGCGCTTCGCTTATCATGTCTTCCTGCGGGATCGTGCCGCGCATTGCGGAGATAGGCGCGTCAACGGCTTTGGCAGCGGGCGCAAGCAGCCCCACAAGCATGTCGCCAATGCCTTCATACCGCAGCGTGTCGGTACCGTACACTGGCTCCTTCGACAGCAGCCCACCAAACACGGGGCGGCGGCCTTGCGCAGCCAGTTCGCTCTGCTGCTGGCGTGCCATGTCGTACAGAAACGAAAATATACTTTGTTCTTCTCGCAAGCGTCTTAATTCTTCAGCACTAGCCATCTTTATCTTTCCGACAAATATCTAAACAGACCGCGAGCGAAACCCATTTTAGTCGCAGGACTTACACCAGAATGCAAAAGCGTTTTAAGTGTATCCATCCCGACATTCAGGCCACCTTTCTCTGAATCTCTGAAATTATCTAGCTGGCTTCTAAAATAATCCTCACCAGCCTCTGGCGTAAGATCATACATGCTCCCAGCAAACAAACCTTTTTTTGGCCCCATATTTGTCATTTTTGACATCATATAGGCTTCCTCTGGGCCAGCGGGCATTGATTGCAAACGCTCTACGGCTCGCCTCAATGTTGTCTCGCTGTACATATGGCCCTCACTACCATCCTCTCTTGGACGGTAAGCGTTGAAAGTGTCGCCAGTAATTTGTGCGTAAAGATCCCTGATGCTTTCAGCCATCTAACACTTCCACCTTTTACGCGCAGCCTTGCCACGTTCACCCGTCCAGCCTTGGGATCTAGCGCAGAATGACTTTTTACGAGCTTTCTCTGATTTCGTCTTTGGGTTAGGCGCAGGAGCCTTGAGATTGCTTCCTGTGGCCCTGTTATACTTTGCTCTGCCCTTAGCCGTTAAACCACCGCCACGCTTGACAGATAGCTTTTCTCCGCGCCCCACAGATAAACTAGGGCCAGACTTTCGACTTTTAGGTTTTGCTTTTGCCACTAATTCATCCGCTGCATTTGTGTTTGGTACATGTTCATGTACTCTTGTTCACTCATTGGCTGCATACCCATCTGCGCTTCCATTTGTTTTTGCATTGCTACAAATTCTTCAAATGAAGGCTGGCCCGCTGACACACCCGCTGTTGGTGGCGGGGAAGGTATAGTTAAACCTGTTGCCGCTTGAGCAATTGGTGGCATCTCATTAGCAGCGGGATATGGTGCAAAATCTGCCGCTCCTTTGTAACCTTCTGCCATAGGATTGACTATTGCAGGCTGAGCAACAGGCGTAAGCCCATCTGGACGGGCTGGCGGGCGTATGCTGGATAAAGCATTGCGTGTTGCCTCTGGGATTGCGCCGTTTGTGCTTTTAATTGCTGCTTGCGCCTGCACTTTTTCGTAAGGTGTACGCTCCCCAAAATCTTGACCACTTAACGCATGACCTAAATTTGCTAAGAGGCTGTAAGTGCCTGCACCTTGATACATTCCACCAGATGCATAAGGCCCACCACGATCAAACATATCTGCTGTGTCACGATAGCCAAAAAGTTGCGCTAGAAATGACCTATCAGAAGCAGCTTGATTTGCGCTTGAAGCGCTACCAGATCCACCACTAGAACCAGCGCCTAGAAACGACAAAAGACCACCGCGAGCAGGCATCCCGCTAGATCCGACTGTCTGGCCTCTATCTAACCCTGTTTGGCTGCGGTATCGGGCCTCATTACCGGCACGTTGCGTTCTACCAATGGTTTGTGCAGTGCGTTCATAATAATCATCGTCACGATCTTTTAGGCCCAAGCCCATTGATATATCGTCAAGCAATCCCATAACTTACCCCTTTGCTAAACACTTGCCTGCCATTGAGCATTTGCTAGGCGTTGGGCAACCCTTGCATGGCTTAAACTTAGCAGATGATCCGTATTTTCCTGTTCTCATTTCTTTTTCTTCTTTGCTGTTTTGGCTGCTGCTTTAAAAGCTTTTGCTGATGGTGCGCCTTTGGCTCCCGCCCTACGCATCCTCTCACCCGAACCCGCAGCAATACGCTTACGTTTCGCATGGATATTAGAATACAAACCTTTTTTGGGCATAGGAAGCTCCTGTGATGAGTTGCACCCTATCATATTAGGCTATGCCGCGCAAATTCCTTCTGATTGGTTCACCCCAATCCCGTTGCGTTTGCCTTCCAACGGCTAAATATCGAAACGCATCAGCGCCGTGAGATGTCCAATCATGCAATGGCCTGCCCCGCCAAGTCTTTAAGCGCTCATCAAATTCTCTGCGATATTGGCGCAATGCCTCTATGCCTCTGGCGCAATCTTCTTCATCA